TCGAGCAGGAGTTACCACCAGATTTCTTCGTAGGATAATTTAATGGCAACGAATCAATATTTCTCACAAGGTTCGCGGTCTGAACAGATCCTTTATGAAGACCTTATCGTCGAATCTTTAAAAATGTTTGGGCAAGATGTGTATTATCTTCCTCGTGAATCTATCGACGTAGACGACATTTTTAAAGATGAATCTTCTGCTAGGTTTGATAATGCATACAAAATAGAAATGTACATCGAAAACATTGAAGGATTTGATGGCGAGGGCGACTTGTTCACGAAATTCGGAGTAGAGATTCGTGACCAAGCAACCTTTGTTGTCGCGCGGCGTCGTTGGAAAGAATTTATTGCTCCGTTAGAAAACGATCCTGGAGTAGAAGGTAAAGCATTCTATAGACCAAGAGAAGGCGATTTAATACATATGCCTCTCTCTAACTCTATCTTTCAAATTATGAAAGTTTTTGACGAGACGCCATTTTATCAACTCAAAAACCTTCCTGTCTTTCGACTCAATTGTGAGTTGTATGAATATAGCAGCGAAGATTTTGACACGGGTATTGAAGAGATCGATGCCGTTGAGAAATTTGGTTATAAGTATTTAATAACAGTAATTAATGAAGCAGGTATCGGTGGTATCCCAGGTACTTTTGTTGCGGGAGATCAAATAACGCAAACGAATGACGGGTATACAATGACTGCTGATGTTGTTGACTGGAATTCAGTTACACAAACTTTGACCGTGGTTAATGTAGGTTCTTCTGACGGGTTACTTAGAGGGTTCGGAACGACCAATCCTATAGTTGCGCAAAGAGGAGTAAACACTTCTGTAACTGCTACCGTAGTTTCTGTAGCGGAAGAAATAGAAAATTCTTCTAATGAAGTCCAGAACGACGAATTCGAAACTGTTGCTGACGGTATTCTAGACTTCAGCGAATCAAATCCATTTGGTGATCCATAATGCTCGAAGGATATTTTTATAATGAACGTATAAGAAAAGCAGTAGCGGTTTTTGGATCGTTGTTCAATAACATATATGTTGTTCGTAAAAATTCTTCGGGCGGTGTTTTAAGTCAAGTAAAAGTTCCTTTGTCTTATGCTCCTAAACGAGATTTTGTTGATCGTATTTCTCGAACAGATTTAGGCGAAGAGCAAGAGCGCCAGATTGCAATTAAATTGCCAAGAATGTCATTTGAAATTTTGGCTATGAATTATGATCAACAAAGGCAGTTGCCCAAATTAAACAAAAGAATCGTGCCTAGTAGTGCGAGCGCTAGTTCTGGACAAGTTGTGTATACTCCAGTGCCTTATAATATAAATTTTCAATTGAACATCTATGCTAGAAGTCAAGACGACGCGTTGCAATGCGTTGAACAAATTCTTCCGTATTTTACGCCACATTATAATTTGCAGGTTAAACCGCTAGAAGGATTTGATTTACAAGAAGATACTCCGATTCGTTTAGACGGCGTAGTTATGCAAGACGATTTTGAAGGCGCGTTAGAAACCAGAAGAACTATCATTTATACTTTAGATTTTGAAATGAAACTCAATCTGTACAAAGTTATTAGTTCTGCGTCTAATCTTATCGCTCAAGCAACTACTAATTTTTATGATTACGCCAACACCAACGATCTTTTATCTTATCTAGAATGTAATACTAATATCGTCGAAGGTAATAGCGGAACAATGACCGAAGACGGAGGAAGCGTATCTAACACTCTTAGAGTCGAATATACTTTAAATAGTTTGTATGATGGTAATAATAATGTTATCGGTTCGCCGTTCTCCATTGCTTCAGGCGACTCAGCAGATTACGGTACAACTACTATAGTGCCTTCTAGTGGGGTTTGGTCTTATACCCCCAATCCGGATTTTTATGGCATCGACACTTTTGATGTTTCTGTTGATGTGGGACAAAATGTTACAGAAAAATTTACAATTACTGTTAACGTATCCGAAGTAAGTGACGTTATTGCTGATTCGTTTACATTAGATTACTCTGGTTCTGAAACCTTGACAATGAATGTTGCGAGTAACGATTTATTCGAAACGGCAGGTACAATTACACACTCTATCGAAGTGCAACCCGCACAAGGTACGGTCACAATTATTGATGCGACTGCGGGCACGTTCTTATATACGCCGCCTGACGCGCCGTTTGGCGGCGTAGTGACTTGGCAATATCGTGCAACGCCAGACGGTATCTCACAAAAATCAGAGGTTGCGAGTGTACAAATAACAGTCACAGATACAGCCTAAATATAACTATGCATAACGGGTCCGACGACAAAAGAAGAAGACGATTAAACCTGCGAGATCGACGGGTAGAAGAAGTCTTGCCCGAACATTTTGCTCAAGATTATCCGAAGTTTATTTCCTTGTTAGAATCATATTACGAATTTGAGAACGAAAATAACCCTACAGAACTGCTAGATCATCTATTCGAAACCAGAGATATTACACAAACAGATTTAGATTTATTGGCATTTATTGAAGATGAACTATTGTTAGGAGAAGCATATTTCGAAGGGTTTCCTGATCCTAGAGCAGCTGCTAATTTCTCATCTATCATTTTTAGAGCAAAAGGTTCAAAGTATTCCATTGAATGGTTCTTTAGGTCATTTTTTAATGATGACGTTGAAGTAATTTACCCTAAGAAAAATATTTTTAATGTCGGAGAGTCTCAGATAGGACCCGATTCTTTAAGGTATATTACCGACAATAAGTTATATCAAACGTTTGCTATTCTCTTAAAAACAGGTCGATCTATTTCGGAATGGAGAGACATCTACAAGTTATTTGTTCATCCCGCAGGTATGTATCTTGGCGGATCTGTTCTTAAAATTATGGAAGAAAACCTTCAGACATTAGATTCTGCAGAAACTGGTACGAGATTAACTCCGGCATATTCTATAATCGGAGGAAGTTCAAACGAAGGTACGACTGGCACAGTAACAGTTAATGCTACAAATTCTCCGGACACGAATTTAAGATATTATATTGAACATCTATCTACTTCTCCGACAGATTTTGTTGTTCCTCGTCCACCGACAGATTTATCTTCTGCAGGAAATATAACGATTACTTCAAATTCTGGATCTGTTGATTTAGAATATGCGTCAGATTTATTGGTCGAAGGAAATGAAGTTTTTGCTTTTAAATTGTATGATTGGGAAGGAAGGAAATTAGATTCTGCGAATATAAACATCAACGATGTCGTTCCTCAGTACACCGTTAATTTAGATGCAACTAGTATAACAGAAGGCGCTGCCATAACAGGAGAAGTAGTTTCCGACGACCCTCAAAACGAAGTAGTGACATTGTCGATTATTGGCGCATTATCAGGAAATTCGAGAATTTCTTCTCCTGGTACAGTTACAATGACCAGCAGTCCTCAACCGTTTTCTATTGCTACAACAGCAAATGCAGCTGCTCAAGGACCGCTCACTGGCCAAGTTCAAGCTTCTTCTGCGTTTGATACAGAACCTTCGGCAACTTTTACTTTAAACGATGGACCTGCTTCTTATACTTTATTTTCTCCTTCATATTTGTATAGCGAAGGGAATACAATATCTTTTAATGTTTCGGGAAGCAACGTTCCTTCTGGAACATATAAACTTAGACTTGCTGAAGAGGGTACAGCAGATAATACAGATTTTGTTGAAGACGTTTCATCGGCGTTAAACCTATCAGTTACTACCGCTGTTAGCGGAACTTTAGGATCGACTACAGCAACTCTAACTAATACAGCAGATAATCCTGAGTGGTTTTCTGCAAAATTATACGATCCCACCAATGTTACAAAATTAGATAGTGTTACGATCAATATTGCTGGGGCGTTGACGCCAACATATTCTGTTTCTGCGCCAGATACAGTAGAAGGAAAACAAATACCGTTTACCTTAACTCCGACTAATGCTAATGGAGAAGATGTTAGTTGGTCTTTTATTAGCGGAACCACTAACAGAATTGTGAATGGAGATTCTACAGGAACAGTTTCTTCTGTTAACGGAACAACTTCTTTTGGGGTTCGTTTGCGAGACGATGATTATGATTATGGGGCAGGAGGAACTTCTTTAACTGTTCAAATTCAAGGCGTATCTTCTGGTAGCACAGCAACCGATACTCTTCAAGTATTAGATTCTGATGCAGTTTATACTATATCTGTTAATAACACTACACCGACCGAAGGCAATACGCTTACTTTTACAATCGGAGGAACAGATTGGAGTCAATCGCCGATTTATTTACAGTTCGTACCCGTCGTAGGTGCGATATCAACAGCAGATTTCACAAATCCTTCCGCCGGATCTGTAGCTCCTATTAGCGCTAAGCAAGCAATTACAACTTCTGGAAACCCTGCTTCGGCATCATACACGATTGATCTTGTAGATGACGCTGTTACAGAAACAGAAAGTTTTACTGCTAAATTATATACTAGTTCTGGTTCTTCTACTCCTGTTGCAACTACGCCTACGATTACTATAAACGATGGAGTAGCAATACAAACGAGCGATGGTTATGTTATGTTTTTACCAGGAACCACTAGTGTATCAACTACTTCATCTGGAATTACTTCGGTACTTGATTTTAACGCTGATGGCACGTTTGTAGTAGGATTTCCAAGCGCTCCTACAACGGGTCAGACAGAAGCATACGCTCCTCCTGAAAACCTAATGGGTC